CACGGAGCTCAACTAATTGCTCACGCTCCACGTAGTAACGCTGGCAATTATCTTCGCCACCTTGAATGTTTTCCACAAACCATTTGTGGATTGCATTGGCTTTACGCCAATACATGGCTTCTGCTTCAACAGAATTGACACGCATTCTTTCTCCATCTAATTGCAAACCCAAGAGGTTTGCAACTTCATCCGAGATTGGTTTCTCGGATGACCAAATGTAACGCTCTGCTGTTAAGTACATATCTAAACCCATGATTAATTCTCCTTGATTTCAAAAACACCAACAACGATTAAGCTAACTTTATGGATAAAGTTAGCATACGAGCAAGCATCTTCTATGCTTGTAAAAATCCTTCCACCGCATTCATACAGTTTCATAATTTCTCCTTTCTAAATGATTCATGAACCATGAATCATGATTGTATTATACACAATCATAAATAATTAGCATAGGGATTTTCCCCTATGCTCATGGCTCATGGCTCACGCCACAAGTTTCGTGGCTCAAGGGGCAGGGGCGAGGGGGCAGGTTTGTGCATACGCAATATACTGCTTAAAAATTAGGCAACAAATAAAAATCCCTTATAGTTCAAAGCTATAAGGGATAGATTTTTGATAGTTTATTGTTATGAGGAATTTATGCTGTTTTGGCAGGTTTCCAACCAATATTTTGCAAATCTGCAACCAATCCAGCAATCGCTGGCAGGGTTTTGCATCTGCTTCCATCAACTTCAGGTAAATACTTTGCAAATTCAGGCAACGCTTCCCGTGCTGTTTTGACTGTCGTAAAACTGTCAATCACGCCCCGCAACTTGGTTTCTAACTCCCAACGCTTTTTTTGCTGTTCGTTTTCCTGCTTTTTCAGGTAAGCGAGTTCAGCAAGCAAATCCATGTCCGTGACTACGCAATCAATAGGAATTAAAGGGGCATTGAACCAACCCAAATACTCACTCCCATAATTCATGCTAACGGAATTGCTAGAAATATACTTTTGGGTTTTGGGATTGTCGTAAACCTTTTTGACATCAGCAGGGGCAATATCATAAAAATACTTTTTAACCCTATCAGTTATTTGGGTCGTGTAATCCACCAATGCCGAGTCATCTAAAACTGATTTGACAAACGCTTGTTTGATTGAATTGTTTAATCTCATTTCTAATTTCTCCTAAAAATAGCACGGGAATATCCCCGTGTTTGTATTATACACAACCTTAATCATTTTTGTAAAGTTCTTTTATTTGTAAGTCTTCCTGAATTCGCTTAGCCCACTCATCTGTCATTTCTTCTCCAGCATGGTGAAGTAGTTCATCTACTAAATCGCTGGTCGGAGTATCAAATAACTGCTCAAGCATGTGCTCGGCAATTTCAGGGTGATAACGCTGGTGAAGAGCATGTATGCTCATAGGATTAGACATTTTCTTTTTCCCAAATAAGATTTTCAATTTGTAGAATGTATGGCATATCCTTCATGCCAACTCCACCTGTTTTAAGTTCAGTCAATAGACTGCGTAGTCTACTTACACTCCAACGACAATAATCATTAGGCATTTTGAACCTCCATTTTTGTTAGCCAAGCTGGGGTAGAAAACATTGAATGCTCTGCCCGATAAGGCATCATCAATCCAACAAAATAGTCTGGCTTACCAATATCAACTAACGCTGTGCCTGTGCCATTGTGTCCAATCGTAGGCATGGGGTTTTTCATGCCCAACGCTTTGCCAAACTTTGTAAACCTTGCAATAAAGTCAGGATTAAATTGTGCAATCTCGCCTGATACTTTGCCCGTAGGAAATACTCTCATGTAATCAGGGAATGTGCCATCAACCCCGCTAAACCCAACATTGTCAATTACATACTTATCACCTTCTTTTGACAAGGTATGATGCAACACCTTCTTATCTAGCTTTGCAATTACCTCATGGGGAACAATCACACGGAATGGCTCACCTTCGTCACCATTTTTATTGCTTTGTTGATACACGCCCAACAAATGCCCGTCAGTCGCAACAGCACGGATTAGTTTGTTATCCACCTCCAGCAACACCCCATTCAAGTAATAACGAATATCTTTCTTAGCAGAAAGAATAGACATAGCATTCAGAACACCACCATCAAAATATATATTTCTCATTTCTACACTCCTTAAAAGGGTCAACCAATTTAACCCATATTTGTATAATACACATTTATTCTAGGCTGTCAAGTATCCACCATAAAATAATAAATCCCAGCAAAACTAAAAATATCATGTTGCCCCCACAGGTGAAATCCAAAACCCGTTAAGGCATTTTGTCCCATCATCTTCCAGCATGTCGTTAACGGAATTGTATAGCCCAACATATTCATCTGAAATGCAAACTACTTTCCCGTTGGATAAAGTCAGAACATCAACCATACAATTCCCGCCCGTATCATAGGTTTCTTCTTTTGTAATGTAAATCATATTGTCCCCACAGTCGCACCAGCATACTTTGTGGCAAATACCTCACGCTTTGCACCATGAATTAAATCATATGCACCTTCTTCCCATGAAGTAGATTCATACATGCCAACCCATTCATCATAAATCTCTTCCCCGTCCCTGTGTGCCTGAACATGAACAGACACATAATTCCAATTGTCACAAATATAACCTTCAAAATATTCTATCTCACGCTTTACTGCACTAAGGGCTTTACGCTGTAAATCTGCTTTGCCTGTTTTGCCGTTTTCATAATCCTTACGGGCTCTCTTCAAGGCTTCTGCAAAATTGTAGTAATAGTTTTCACGCCCATAACTGCGTACCTGAACATTTCCATTTCCAGCATACTCTGCGTATCGTTGCATGGGCTTGATTGTGCCAAACCCTTCGCACCAATCCCACGGAGCTTCAGAACAATGGTCAGGAACAACTTCCAAAGTAATGGAACAGTTTCTTGGCAGGTCACGATAAATAATTTCAACAGGCTTGCCATAGTAGTGATAGCTGGTATCCAAACACAAGTCAGCATACTTCTTCTGCACACGCAACAACGCCAAAGCACCCTTCGCTGATATGTCAGGTGAGGCCTTCCGGATTTTCATATATTCAGCAAACATTCTCATTTCTCCTAGTTTTCGGTTAAACCAACACACAAGTTAGCTACTTTGTTGCACCATTCCGGATTGCTTACCATACGCTCGTCAAAAACAATTGGTTTGCCATTTTCGGTCAAGGTAACATACTCCTCCACAAAACCACGATCCAAGGTATTACCAAAAGCCTCGTCAATCACGGCCATGTCTACTGCATCTACGTAAACTAAATATCTAGGCATTTCTCATTTCTCCTTATTCAAAGTCTTTAGACACAAACACATTGTTTTTACGCAACAGGGCAATAGCATGGTCATTCAGACTCATCACCCCGTCGTACTCTACTAACGACCTACTGCCAACCTTATCAAACTCAAACCACAAACCAATGTACTCAAACCTATCAATACTAGGTATATCCCATTCAATAAAACCTGTATTGTCTTTGTTGTAATAAAGTTCTAGGGTAGATTCATGCTCACCTAGCTTTCTTTCGCCCCATGAACCTTCCAAAACCAATGGGGAAGTAACAGTCATCGTATCAATAAGTTCAGACATCTTTGTACTCCTCTTCTTCTTCGTAAATAAAATAGGGTACGTCCATATACTCACCCTCAAAAGGTACTGCCGTTACAAAATAATTAATACGATTAACAAGGTGATACCCACTACTGATATACAAATTGCCGTCGTCACCATCAACCAACGTCCAAATGCACCTTGGGTCTTGTGCTCTAACAAAATCTAAATCTTTCCCATAAGTTTCAAACTTATCGGTGACTGTATTCATATCAATGTGGTTATCCATTGGCTGATACTTCAAGCACCATGCGTTAAATTCATCTTCCCAATCCATACTATTTCTCCTTTCTTAGATTAACTGCCTGCAACACTACTTCTTTGCCCCAATCCGCCATTTCGGTATCAGGGTTTATAGGACACGCAACAACAGAGAAAATACCTGTTTCGTGGTAGTCACAAATATTTATCTCATAGTCTGCAAACTTGTAAAACCAATCATTCTCTTTAAGAATCTCCTGCTTGTACTTGGAAAGCAAAAACGGAATACGCTCCCGTACAGGCAACGTTTCTATATCAACAACTTTCATGCTATTTCTCCTTTCTAAAGGTGCTCAATTCTGTAGAGCACGGGATTAGTATAATACTAATTAAAACTATGTCAACAACTTTTTTCTAATTTCTGACCAATCAATAGAAGAAGCTAAGTATCGTAGTAAAAACGGAGCATCTATACCCCGTTCAAAAACCTCGATCGCTCTCCTTCCCTCATATAGTGACAGATAATTTAGAGGTCCACCTAACAGTTTATGTTGCACCAAAATAAAAACAGGAGCTCCCATTGTGGAGTGTTTGATTAAAAAGGAAATTTGGTGCGGGCTGAGATTTACCTTCTTTCCTTTTTGCACCACCTTGAGTTCCATCATCACAAATAACCCTTCAGGGTCTAGGGCTATTAACATATCAGGAATACCTAATCCCGTCCTAGATTCAAGCCTTGTTATGTGACTCTTTGGCAGGTTCTGCTGTACTTTCTTCCCCAGCAGACTCTCCGGTTTCGTCGTCATCTTCTATTTCCATTTCAAAAGGGGGTTCTTGTTCGTTGACAACAGACATTTCTACAGTCTTAGAATCAACATCCAGAATAGGTTGGGGCGTTCCACCATAAATCTTTCTAAGTTCATTTAGTTTGCGTTCTACCTCTTCTTTGCTCATGGAATCAATCGACCCGTGCCTAATCTCTTTGCGATCTACATAAATCGTACCCAAGGCCTGACCCCTGCGATACTCGGCCTGAACAGCAGCACCATATGCTCCCGCTTCCAAGGCCTTATCCCGAATCAATTGCAAATCCCGCATATGGCGATCAAAGTTTGTTCCATACTTGGAATTTAGTTCTGCCCGATAAGATTGGATAGCAGATACCACATGTGGGCTCAGGGCAGGGTTTGTAAGTTTCCACGCCATCGCTGAGGCGCTCTTCTCGTTATATCCAGCACGAATCGCTGCTTCTTTCATGGTAACGTGCCCGTCGCCCGACACGAGCTCCTGGACAAACTTCCATTCCTTACCTTTTACAGTTTTGCGTTGCTTACGCAAAGGGGCTACTTCAGTCGCTAATCGCTTAGCTGTCTTGTTTACCCGAATTGGTGCAACATTCCAAACGTCTTTCTTTCCCACCTGCTTCTCCAAAAAATGGTTCCTATAGTCTTTTTTTTGATAGGAGTGAGTTTTTTAAATTCAAAATTTCAGCCTCACGGTCCCCCCAGAGAAATTACGTTACTGTATTTTGGTGTAATGGTAACGTAAGCCTCCAAACCCTTACTGGTATTGACTTATTACGGCATTACGTCTATTACGTCTATTTTCACAAAAAAAATATTTTTTTTCATCATGCCCGTAAAAAAGTCTATATACCCCCGTTTTTTGCCTATTTTTTAAGCAACTCATGTATATCCATACAGTAGTTGCCTATTTTTTAAGCAAATCGCTCAGTGAGCCGTGGTCCGTGATCCAACCCCCTCCAACAAGTCAAAACCATCCTCCAAGTACTCAATCACATCCTCTTTACAAACCACCGGACCAACAAACAAACTCTTAATCTTTGGCACGTGGTCCATGAAAGGCGCTCCATAATACTCGTAACTCACCCCTCGGTCATCCGTCAAAACAATCACCTGAATGCTAGGAATACTCTCATCAGGCATTTTTTCAACTTTAAAATCCTTTTCCATCATTTTTAACCTCGACTTCGGCTTCTGTTTCAATCCATACATGCGCACCACACGATAAAGGCTTGTCAGGGGCATAAACCACCCTGCTAGGGCCGTGGATCACGACATCATGGGCATAGGTATTACTCTTATACGTTTTCACCGTTAAAACGGGTTCTGTGACCCCGTTCTTCCGATTGGACTTAATCACATGCTGGTTAACGTGAATAATAGTTTTCAAGAGCTTGCTCTCGGACCAAACAAATCAGGTCTGTTCTGTTTCTTATCCAAACCCTCTCTTTTTTCAATTTCCGAGAGCTTTTTAGCTATTTTCTCAGCAAACATGTCAAATAACTGCTCATTTTTGCCAATATTAGGGGTTTCTGGGCGTTCCCGCTTGGACGGGCTTACCTTCCTGCGTAAACGCTGGGCGTGGGCAATGAGAAGCGCTTGGCGCTGCTCTAAGGTGGTCAGTTTATCCCGTAGGTCATGCCCTGCCATAAGGCGGTCGCCCCGCTCTATGGAAAAGTCAACGAGGTCTTTTATCTTTTTTTCTGCCCATTCATTTGGCGCAGGGGGTTCCGGGTGCTGAGTGCTCATGGCTAAATTCCTTTATGTAATGGTCAAGCTTTATTGCTTCGTACTGCAGTTCGCTATAGTCGTCTACCTGTTTAGCCAAAAGCGACAGTTTTTTGGCTTGGATTAATAACTTGCAGGTGTTGCATTGAAAGTCGTCCATGGTTTTTAGCGATATATAGTCTTTTAACGTTGTATTCATCTTAGCGCATCCTTGCTTTGTCCTCAATACTTGCTCGTTACAGGGCAACGTGCATGAATTTTCCATAAAATTACATGCAGAATTACCATGTAGAGCTCGCTTTCTTGCAAATACATCGGCTTCTTCCAAAGAACAAACTTTGTACTCGTCAGAAGGTTTCATTTTTTTCCTTTCTAATTTCTAATTTGTTACACAATATGTAACATAAAGTGAACCATAACCGACTTTATGTAACATTTATGAATCATTACCAAGGCAACGGCTCTTCATCCACTTCGGTCATACTAACCGAAACAAGATCATCATTTTCAAAGCGCAAAAGCACGTTGCTCCGTGATTCGTGACTAAACATCTCCGGCTCTCCAGTAAAGGGATTGAGCTCAATTTGTACCCACATCTCCGTGATCCGTGGTGCTCGGGACGTGCCGGGTTTTACTCGGTACTCAATTGCATCAAACCAACCGGGCTCAGGAGTCGTGATCCATACGCCGTGCTCAGGGTTATACGCCTCAATCTCGTAGCCATCGGCCCAAGCTTTAATAAATTCTGCGTGCTTTTTAGGTGCTGTCATATTAGTTCCATTCATCATCAAGTTCTTTAAATTTACCCACAAAATCACTATTCCGAAGAATCGGGCGCATGATTCCAGCGTGGGCTCTGTCTAGGTATTGCTGTACTTCATCAAGGGTTTCCCCTCCTACCGTGGCACGGGTATGGCCCACGGGTACACCTTCGTCGTCGTAAAACACTTCACGTAGCTCCATGTAAACTTCTTCCGTAGGCGTGGTTAAAAGCACCAAACGAAGGTTCCATGTCATACACTATCCTTTCCCTGCTTACGCAAAGCCCGCACCAAACGTCTGGCTTCTTTGACAGACGAAAATTCCAGGGGGATGTCCACATTAGCGTATTTGGAGATCAACATTACACAATGCCCAAAGGCAAGAGCCGTGACCAGTAGTTCGTCTTTACTGAGCTTGTTTTTAAGCTTAATAAGGTCCTCGGTAGTAATCTCTTTTTGATTGATTGATTTGCGGTCAATCGTTGCTTTCATTTTTGCTGCCATGGGTCATCTCCAAACGTGTCTTTTAAAAATTTGCTGGTGGTCCAAAACAAAATAACCACAATGCCACTCACAATAACAAATGCACCAAGATACCAAACAAAAGTTTCCATATTATTTCCCTTCAAATAATTTTTTAACCACACGATCCGCTTCTGCGTTAGCAGACTCTATTGCTTTGTGCTTACTCCAACTAAGCCACAAGTTCAACGCAATTATTGCCACGTACAGGCCCCACCATTCGGCAGAGGCACTACCTTCCCACAACAAATAGGCCACGAGTAACTCAATCATTGACGACCTCCAAAAAAGTAGGACTGCGATAAAAAGGGTGTGACAGGGGCTAACAGAGCGGATGGTCCCGCCATGGGACCTACTAACACATAGGGGCTCTCAGGCACAAAGCTAGGAACTGAGCCGGGAGCCGTGGTCGGAAAGCGTGGTTGTAGCACGTTGGCTACACCATACCCGGCAGCCGGTGCGTTATTGCCCCCGGGCATCACCGCAATCTGTGGGATTTGCTGGGCATATATACCATTGGTATATACCAAGGTATATACAACGTATATACAAGGCAGGAGCTTTCTCATTTGTTGCTCGCAAGTAAAACAACTAACAGCACAAAGAGGCTAAGAATGAGAGCAATCTTATTAGCCCAATACCTGCGGTTAATAATCCGTGGGTCACCAATTAGGTAGGACTGAAGCTCTAACATATCGCTGTCGTACTCTACATACTTTGGAGGCTCGTAGTGCTCGCCAATTTTTACTTTACCGGTGTTGTATGGTGTGGTTTTCATAGGACGTTCTCGAAGGCGGATTGTTGGATGTACTCTAAAAGACTTGGGGCTTGGTTGACCATTTCCCAAATACTAGTACTTAGTTTGCCATCAGGCGCAGCAATCCGAACATCGTGGATGTCTACTTCGCCTAGATAACCAATGTTACTTTCAGGGCCTACAACTTCGCCATACACCTCTAGCTCGGTATCGCCAACAGTAACGGTGGTGACATAGTACCTAGCGCTTTCTTGATCCCATGCGTTTTTGCTAAACATATTTCTTCCTTTCTAATTTCTATTCGATACATTACTCTTTGGTGGAATGTAAGTCAAGTAACTTTTGCCACCGCTTGGGTCCGAGTAATGCAATGGCATCAAAGCATATCGGAATTAAGGTACTCATCTTTTGAATTTCTTCATGCTGGATAAAGCCCTTGGAGATGTTGTCCAGAATTATCATGGCCTCGAGCCGTGATTGGTCAACCATGTCTAACCATGCTTCTGCATCTTCGTTGCTTAACTTAGCTTGCTGTTCTTCTGCCATCACATCACCTGTTCATATGCTGTATCAATTAACCAAGTCATCTCCCCACCAATGGTGCGGTTGTCCACTCGGGCCATGTCACATAGCTTGTTGTAAGTATCCTTACGGATAGCCACAGCAACCCATGCGTTCTTTCGCTTAGACGGCGAAACTTGCTTCTTTATTTCTTTCTTACTTTCTTCCATACTACCTCCCTGTATCGAATTATATTATACACAAGGCTAGTTACACCTATAAGGACTTACCCTTACGCCACTTATGGTTCAGATAATCCTCACGCAAGAACCCAAATATGTGGCAGTCGTCACCATCCACAAACGCTTTACGCATAACGCCTTCGTGGGTAAAACCAAACTTGGGGGCAATGCGTAAGGTAAGCGAATTTGAGCCACGGGTAGGGCCCGTGAGCCGTGATAGCCCCAACGTGATGAACGCATAGTCAAACGCCGCAGCAACAAAATCAGGCGCAAAACCATGCCCACCAGGGCGCCCAGCGAAGTGGATACAAGCGCTGTATTCGTTAAGGTCAGAGAAAACAAACACCGCACAAAAGTTATTGTCCTTGTCCACTCGAGAAAAAGTCAGGCAAGGCCCACAGGGTCCTTCTAACCCCATGCGACTGCGAGCCCAGCTAAGAGCTTCGTCTTTCCTGTCGTTGCCAATAATCACTTGGCTTCACCCCATGATGGGCCAATCTCCACATCCACTGTGCTGGGTACTTCAAGGCGCACAGCGTCGATCATAATTTGAGCAGCCTCTTTGGCTTGTTTCTTATCTGAAACACTTAATGCAATCTCGTCGTGGACTTGTAGCAATAGGTGCTTGCCAGCCTTGGAGAGGGCTATCATGGCAGCTTTGGTCTGATCGGCAGCAGAGCCTTGGATCAATCTGTTTAGACCTTTATAGGTATAGGCACGCTTAATCCGTTGGCCGTATTCAATGACTGCCTGTTCTCTAGGCAGAGCCTTGTTGACACCCCACTCTTGGGGTTCCCAGAGGTTAAAACGACACTTCCTGCCTAGTAGGGTTCGGATGGTGCCGTTGGCGGCGGGATGGTCAATTCGCTTCATTACAGCGTTGACTGTTCCCCGTAGAAAAGGCACGTTTAAGTGAAACTTCTTGATAAGGTCATCTGCCTCTTCAATCTCTAGTCCAAGACTGTTTGCCATCTTTGCCTTACCCATGCCATACATCAACCCCAAACCAATCGTTTTGGCGGACTTACGATCAATCCCAGCCATGTCAGCAACCATTTGGTGGAAATCCACCTTGGCATCATACCGATAGCCGTCAGCGGCTTTCTCTGCCCCTGGTAAATCTAACAGACACCCGTAGTGGGTCATGATCCGTGGTTCTTGTTGCGAGAAGTCATTTGCTGCCCACAAGTGCCCTTCTTCAGGTAAGAAAAGGCTCCGAACGAGGGGTCCAATCACTTCATGTCTGGCGGGGACTTGTTGAAGGTTGGGATTAGCCATGGATAACCGTCCGGTAACGGTTCCCCCATCGTCGGAGCGCAACTGGTTGACGTGCGGATGGATACGCCCGTCGATTGCTGAGTACTGCAAATAAGGTTCTAAGAAGGTTCCGTGGGTCTTGTTGACTTCACGGGCTTCCACAATCATCTTGGCAACAGGGTGGTCTACGTTGTCCAAGAAGTTCTTGGTAAAGCTTGGGGCGCCCTTTTCTGTCTTGAAGTAAGGGATGGATAGCACATCAAATGCCTTGGCAATTGAATCGGCTGCCCACACTTCGACATCCTTGCCAACAATCCGCTTGAGCTCTTTGTTAATTTCTTTTTCACGCTTTTTGAATTGGTCCATGAGCTGTTCGCACTTAACTCTATCAAACCGAATACCTCTAAAGGTTAAATCAATCAGTACAGGTAATAGGTCTGTTTCAAGGGTAAAGACGGACTCGAGCTCTTCTTTGCGGATAAGAGGCTTGAAGTGTTGCCAAAGCTTCAGGGTCAAGCTTGCGTCTTGCTCGGCATACGCTCCCACATACATGGCAGGTAGCTTCCAGAGTTCTTTCTTGGGATGGACGTTAAAGTCAGCGGCGGCTTGACGCAAACCTACTTCGGACTTGGTCTCCTGCAGGTAGTCAAATCCAAGAGCATTTAAAGAATACGAGAAACGATTCTCATCCAAGATAGGGGCAGCAAGCATTGTGTCAATGATGCGCCCGTTGATTGTGTAGCCTGTGGCTTTTAGCCAGCCCATATCGTAAGCGGCGTTGTGCATTACTTTGTCAGCGTTGTTTGCTAGGACTTCTTTCATCCAACGCTCGACCATCTTCTTATCTAAATTGCCACCCCCAGCATGTGCCACAGGGTAGTAACCACTCCAGCCATCTACTGCTACGGCATAGCCAACAATGTAGCCATCCTTACGAGGCCAGCCTGGACCATAGGACTCCATATTGGGATCGCAAGTCTCGAGGTCAATTGCAATCTCCGTGGCAGCGGATAAGTCTGGAAAGGTGTCTGGAGGGCACCATTCTACCTGCACAGGAAATAGGGTCATGTTACTCATTTTTGTCCCCTTAATTTATCGAGTTTTTTAAGGAGGTCTTCGACCACTTTGTTATTGATAGCTTGGTCTCTGATCTCTTGTTCCAACTTCCAAAGCACTTTTACTTCTTTTAACAAGTCAACAATCTTCTCTTCAAAGTTCATAACTGAAAACCTCTGTTAGTATTTTTAGGCAAAATAATATGTAAACTCTTCTTGGCACGGGTTACGCCTACGTAAAACATGCGGTGAATAGAGTCGCTATTCTCCGCATATTCTGCGGCGAATCGGGAAGAAAGGTCCGTGAGCAGCATGACATGGTCCGCCTCGCCTCCCTTTGCTCCGTGGATAGTGGATAACTTGACAGGCATATGGCCCTTTAGCTTACGCCCACGACGCAACGCAGCAATAATATATTCCCGTTTATCTTCTGATATTTTGGTCAAAGCCTCGTGCCAGATTACATCTGTCAATAAGCCATGCTTTTCTTTAAGCGTGTGTATGGTGTGTAATTCGTCGGGAAGTGCCTTGGGTAGGCGCTTATGTCCTCGAGCCACGAAGTCTGCATCAAGATAGCGGTAGACGTTTACTACGGCAGGGGTCTCCACTTCTAGCCCTTTGCGTAGCTGTTCCCAAGTGTATACGGCTTCGATCATGTTTTCAGGTAGCGAGCGTTGGCCGTGGCGTTCATAAATAATGCCAAGGCTTTTTAGCCAGCCATGCACTTCGTTCAAAAGGTAGTTGGTAGAGGCTAGGATTAGCCACTCTCCTGTGGTTACGTCCACATCCTCAAAACGCTGGTAAGTCTGTACTGCCCCCTCAAAGTTCCTTGGCTTCCATTCCTTGGCTTGGCGGTGTCTGATGCGCTGCACAATATCTTCTGCCACCGCATGCACCTTGGCAGGTACACGCCAAGACTGCTCGAGTACTGTGATCTTGCCTTCAAAGTTTAAAAAGGCATCCACATCTGCCCCAGCCCATGTAAAAACTGCCTGATCATCATCCCCAGCAATGTAGACTCGCTTGGCCTTGGCAGCAAGTATTTCTACAAGATTCCATTGCAAGCGGCTCAAATCCTGAGCTTCATCTATGATAAGCGCCTCTAATGCAGGTAGCTTGTCGGGCTCGTTGACAATCTGCTCGAGCATGTCGGTAAAGTCAATTAATTCCCTAGATTGCTTATAGTGACGATAAGCACGCTCAACATACTCAAAGTGATGCCACTCAATATCAAGATTGCTACGATTGTAATAAGCTCGTAGGTCTTCGCCCTTAATACGAGCGATGTTGATTTCAGACAAAATAGGATTGTCCGCTCTGACCATAAACTCTTCTTCACCCAATTCAATATTGATTTCAATTCCTGTCTCCTTACTAAATTCTCTGTAGTTCTCTGGTTTCATGATGTCGTTGGCAGATATGTGCAAACAACGAAAAGCCAAGCTGTGCAGGGTTCTGAACCACGGGAAGTCAATCTTCTCGTTTAGGTGTGGGAACTTCTGTATGGCTCGTTCTTTTGCCTCGTTGGAGGCTTTCTTTGTAAATGAAAAATATCCAATGCTGGAAGAGGGTATGCCCTCTTCCAATTCCTTTTCCACAATAGACAACAGATATGTTGTCTTTCCGCTTCCGGGTGGACCAAAGATTTTATGGATATGGCTCAAAATGGCGACCCTTCACGCATTTCTGGGGTTTGGAAGGGGGCGCTTTGTTTCTTGAAGTTAGGCACTCTCCAGCAACGTACTGTCCTGCCTTTTAGAAAAAGAGGCACAGGTGCGCCACCAATATCCCGTAGGCGCTGTGCCATCTTAGGCGCAGTCAGTCCCGTAAAGTTATTGCGTTTGAGGTGAAGCTCAAGGTCCTTAATCCTAAAATAAGTCTGCCCATCCTCGTCAGATATCCATGGACGGCCAAGCAAGAGCTCATCACGATCTAACGCTTGTTGCATGTGAGTACAGAACTCTTCAAGCAAGTCCATAAACTTACCTGTAATGCTGGTGTCCTCAGAAGCCTCAGTAATCTGCTCTGTTTCAACCATCTCTTTTAGCAAGGCATTCAGTAGCCCTTCCCAATCCTGCTTACGCAGGGTGGGCGGTAGTAGGTTTAACTTTTCAACGCACGATTTTTGAAACGCTGTTTGAATAAAAAGGCTGTCTGTATCAAGTTCAACTCGATTTCCGTTGACGTCAAGGAACCATAGTGGAGGCTCTGAAGCATACTTTGAAAGCGAACTGAGTTGGGGAGCGTCAGGGCCGTCACCGCCAATACCATGCTTCCTTGTTCGGCACAGTCCCGAGTTACAGAAGGAGTTGAGTGGCGCATCTTTGCACTTATAACGGTAATCTTTTTTACCAGCTTGTTTTGTAATGAGCTCAAGTTCTTTCATTCCTAAAGGTGGACTCATGTATTTGATGTTGTATTCCATGAGCTTGTCTTCCCAGCCCACCGGATGTGCTTTCTTAAGATAAACTCCGATGGCAAAGAGGCCATTATTGCGGGTCCCTTCGGGAAACCCTTGAGTGCATAACGCTTGCAAACACGGTGGACCATCCTTAATCGGATTGTCCGCTTCTTTCGGAGCCTCTGGTATCGACAGCGGCGTATCTTGGACGTTTGATTCGTACAGCTCATAGAACTCTGAAAGAGTCGCAGCACTCCCGTCAGATTTGATGGCATAGCGTGTTCCTTTATCTCCTGCAAAGTAAGGCAGGTTTAAGAAATTACCCGTGTCGCCACGGTCTACTAATATCTCAGATTGTTTTGGAAAAATCTCTCGCCCTGCTTCTCCTAACAAAGCAGCACAAGTTTTTAAATAGTTTGGCATTAGGCGTGCAGCTACAGGTTCTTTTGCAAATAAGAACACATGCGCACCGCCTGATTTGCTACGGCATACAACTAAAGGCAGATTTAAATCTGCAATCTTTTTAACAAGAGCGTGATGGTCAAGGGGATACTGATCGATATCAATACAACCCCATATGCAAGTATTGTCAGACCTAATAGGAATGATCCCAAGACTAGGCTCCACCCCATCCAGATGATTACTCCACAGCTCGTCCACTGGTGGTTGTCGTACCACAACTGCCTTGCCCGCTTGTTTGCCGTCTCCACGTGACTTCTCAATCCGATAGGTGCCATATGCAATATCTAGCCCTTCGAATATAGATTTGAATTTCTCGATGTCCGCCATCCGAATTCTTCTTTCTAGTTAATAGGGTGGGACTACTCGCTCCACTACTGCACCCCGGTAAGGATACATTCTTGGCCATGTGTAGAATCTGCTTTCGTCCCTAAAACATTAGAATGGCACTGTTTCGCTTGCTGTTTCTTCGCTCTGGTGCTTGACTTTAACTTCACCGCTACCGATTGAATTAGCAAACGACTTTGCCGCTGCGTATATATTCTGATCTTCAACAGAGCCTACACGCTCAATCTCCCAACCATACCACTTGCCTTTGTCGTTAGACTCAGCTTGTGTGGTTAAGCGGTAGATTTGGCTATACATAGGCGGCGTGTATGGACCATTCTTACCCATCAGTTTTGTGCTCATCATCATGCTGTTCCACTTACGGCTTTTTTTAAGCTGTGTAGAACGCATAACAATCAAAGCTGGGTTAGGAATGCCGTCCTCGCCAAGCACCATCACGTAATGGTTTGCGGTGTTTTCCACATAATTACCATTATCAAGATAGTCTTTATTGTCGCCCGGCTCTCTATGTGTGTGCGTCAAAATATCACTAGTTGCCGTGTGAATAGCAATGGGTGCTCCACTACCTGAACCCCTTGGAGCCCATTCAATGTATTGGCGAACATATGCTGTTGGAATAACCAACAACCCTTTTTTGCCATCATACAACTCGTTGGTAACGCTATTTAATACCATGCCTGGCATAGCGCCCTCCATCTCTCCAATCTCAGGAGAAGTGCTGGTCAGTAACTTCAAGAAGGGTAAAGCAAAATCTTCTTGAGTCATGTTATTAAAACCTGACTGTGCATCCTCTTCAAAGTTAGAAGCTAATACTACTGCGGTACTACCTGTTTTTGTTGCTAGATCGTTCTTTGCCATGATTCGTGGTCCTTATTTCATGCTGATTTAATAGTTGCCTTTTGGCCAATGTAAGCACCAAAAAGCTCTGTCGGGAACTCGTTGCCTTGTTCCGTCATTTCTCGAACCCAAGCCTTGAGGGTTTGTGGCTCGATCTTTTCCGCTTGCTCGGCTGGGTAGCTCCGCTCGTGGAGAAGTCCAATAAGTGATTCGCACAATTCGTCTTCACCACGACCAAATCGTACTGACACCGTGTTCTTGATAATATCGTCGTAGCCATGCTCACGAAGCCATTCATAAGCCTCGGCACGACGGGCTTCAGGGATAGAAGCACCATAGAAAGGTTTGATCTCTATAGAAGAGCCATCACCCATCTTAAAGGACTTCATGCCCATCTCTTGCAAAGCTGCTGGAATAGTTTCCTCCAGTAACTTACGCATTGAGTCTTTTCTTTCCTTTACTACTGTTTCTAGTTCCTCGATTTCTTTTTCGAGAACTTTGGCACGCTTAGCTAAGCCAGCAATACCTGCTAATTGATCGTCCTGTACAGTCAGAGCATCAGCATCTTTTTCAAAAATTTCAGACAAACTCATCTATTTCTCCTTTCTCATTCAGGTCTACCGATATTGGGTAATAGCGGTTTTCCTTCTTACTCCACTTCAACAACTTAAAGCGCCCATGATTTACTTCAGCAGCAACGGCACAGGCGATACCAATTGCAGCAGGGTCTCCAATGAGCAATAAAAAATCATCGTCATTGAATGTTCTTAGTTTACGCTTAATTCTACTGATTGTGGGACCTGGGGAAAACACTATCTGCGATCCCGGGGGAAGCATAACGTAAACCGAGCCAAAGTCCATTGCCGACGTAATGTCGTGATTCAATGTCTCTTGGACTACATAAACAGTTGCCATAAATACCTTTCTAATTTCTCGTTTATGTATTACACTATACACGAGTTTTAAAAACTTGCAAGTACAGAAAGAAGAAAGATGACCGATACATATTTGATGGACTATCCATTTAAGAACAAACCATTCCTGCACCAGCGTGTGTATTTAGAGCGTTTCTGGAATAAGGATAAGGCCGCCTTGTTTGCCGACATGGGAACAGGCAAGAGCTTTATGCTTATTAATAATATTGCCATGCTGTATGACCAAGGCAAAATTAACGGCGCTCTGATTGTTGCACCCAAAGGTGTCTATCGAAACTGGGCAGGAATTGAAATACCTAAGCACATTCCTGAGCATGTACGCTATACCCTTGCTGTCTGGAACCCCAATCCCCGTAAGGCTGAGGAGGCGGCGCTTGATTCAATGTTTAATATTACAGAGGATTTAAAAATCTTGATTATGAACATTGAAGCATTTTCTACAGAAAAGGGAACTAAGTTTGCAAATCGCTTTGTATTAGCCCACAACACGTTTATGGCTATTGATGAAAGCACCACAATTAAATCGCCGCAAGCACGGCGGAGCAAGAACGTACTAAAAGTTGGATCGTTAGCAAAAGTAAAACGAATTGCAACAGGTTCACCGGTTACTAAATCTCCATTAGATTTATATCAACAATGTGCTTTCTTAGGCTACGACTGCCTTGGCTTTTCTAGCTACTATGCTTTTCAATCTCGGTACGCTAAGACAATCGAGCGAAACCTTGCTACCCATAGCTTTAAGCAGATTATAGGCTATCAGAGGATTGACGAGCTTCAAGAAAAGATAGGCAGGTTTTCTTTTAGGGTACGTAAAGAAGAATGCTTTGACTTGCCTGACAAGACTTTTGTACGGCGGGAGGTAGAGCTTACCGACGAGCAGGCAAAAGCCTACAAACAAATGACTTTGATGGCTTTGGCTACGTTTGAGAAGGGTATTACCTCTACAGCGAATGCTTTGACGCAAATTATGCGGTTGCAGCAAATTGTGTGCGGGCATATAACGCTGGATACAGGCGAACTCGTGTCCCTTAAAAACAACAGGCTGGATGAACTGCTGTCAGCAATAGAAGAGATTGACGGCAAGATTATTATTTGGGCCCACTTTAGGCACGATATTGAGGCGATTAAGCTTGCCTTGCAGAAGCAGTATGGCATGAACGCTGTGGCTACTTATTTTGGCGATACAGAGGCTAAAGATAGGGAAGAGATTGTTAATCGCTTTCAAGACGAGAGCAGTGAGCTGCGGTTCTTTGTTGGTCAGCCTAGAACAGGTGGCTACGGGTTAACCCTAACTGCAGCATCTACCATGATCTACTACTCCAACGGGTATGACTTAGAGGTGCGGTTGCAGTCCGAAGCTCGAATTGATCGTTACGGGCAGACCCGAAAGATGACCTATATTGACCTGATTGCACCAAAAACAGTCGACGAAAAGATTGTAGAAGCTCTTCGTAAGAAGATAAATATTGCTAATGAAGTAATGGGAGAGGAACTAAAAGCGTGGCTTACTTAATCAATGTAGTTAAGAAATATAAGTACGAATCTTTGGTTCGTAAGGATTCCCCAGAGGGCCGTAAATACGTGCTTGAAGGGGGAGAAGCCTTGCCTTCTGTGACTACAGTTCTTGACGCAACAAAGGATAAGTCTCACCTTGATGCGTGGGTCAAGAATGTTGGAGAGGAAGAAGCGAATAGGATTAAAAACGAAGCAGCCATGGTTGGAACACACATGCACGGCTGTCTAGAACGTTTTATCAAACACCGCCCGATTGAAGTGCCAACGTCTTGGTTAGCGGTCAAAGGCTATCGAATGGCAATGACCCTAGCTGAAAACTTTTTCCCTAATTTGAATGAAGTTTGGGGGTCCGAGGTCAACGTTTATTACCCACAAAAATATGCTGGATCAACTGATATGGCAGGGGTATATCGCAATAAAAGCGCAATCGTAGACTTTAAACAGGCTAATCGGATGAAGAAGCGGGATTGGATTGAGGACTATTTTCACCAGCTTGCAGCTTATGCGTTAGCGCATGATGCAGTTCATGGTACGGAGATTGAACAGGGGGTTGTGCTGATGGCATCCCAGGATGGGCAGGTACAAGAGTTTGTGTCGGTCGGCCGCGAGTGGACGCAGTATAAACAGGCGTGGTTTGCTCGTCTCGAAGCGTTCTACGCTTTTCACGGACAGTCTGAGCAGTAACCATTATCCAATCAAATACGTTGCCTTGCCCCCGATCATAAGTAGGAAATTTCGGGGGCTTTTTCATTGTTGCGGTGGAGGCGGTTGTTTATTTACTTGAATAGCCTGACCGATTGTATCCCGTGGGAACAAGGATTGATACATCGCCGCAGCATTCCCACTAGGGGCTGGAGGGGTAGTCGGGAACGCAGGCTTTAGCTCTGGTATGCCTTTAGTAGGAGGCGCTGGGAAACGTTGATTAAACTTCTGCATCTGCTGTTGAGCGTTGCTTGGCTGGACCGGAGCAGGTGTGACTTGCTGTGGCATAGCTGGTGGTGCAGGTGTAACCTGTGGAGGCATAGCTGAAATAGTAGGTTGCTCTACCATAGGCTCTTCTTGTAATGCTTGAGCGGTCTCTGTCATTACTGCACGACGAGGAGCGTTATATACCACTTCAGGGATATACACACCACTCTTGTTAAAGAAGTTCTGCATCCGCTTGCCAAAGCCTTCTGCAGTCTTGTCTTGGGCTTGTTGTACCAACGCTTTTGCAAAGTCCGCATCTTCAACCGCACGTTGCATCACACGGTCAAGAATGCCGTACTCTTGACGACCTACGAAGCGGGTAAGAACGTAGGCTGTAGGCCAAGTAACGCCTGTACGGCCTTCCATAATAGAACGACCCAAGCTAGTTAAGCCAGGGAGGCTCGTGCCTACTGTCTTAGCAAGTCTTTCGCTAGTTGATTCAAACGGCGAAGGAATGTTTGCAACATCAGGAGAGGATTTAATTAATCTTTCTAACTCACCAATCTTGCGTAAGTTTCCAAGTTGCTCTTCGCTAAATAAAAACGACAGCGACTTCGGATTAGCTTGGTCCAAGAACTGCGAAATCATTACTTTGCCGTTAGGGTCGGCAGCTTCTTTGTAGACAGCACGGCGTAATGCCTCTAAACGCTCTGGAGAGCCTTCTAGCGATTTAACCAACAAACGCATATCTGCCGGGTCACGCAAGGCACGGGTAATTAGCTCGCTGGGGTCAGCACCTTCTCTTGTGCTTTTAGCAATTAGTTTGTTTAATTCATCGTCTATTGCTGCGTTTTTACGAGTTTCTAGCTGTCCAATACGAGCAGACACCGCTTTGCCTATTTCTAAGTCGTCAGTAATGTTTTGACGAACTACATCAGGCATAGCGTTAATAATCGCTTTATTACTATTTATTACAGCTTGCAGTTTGTTGGGATCAACTAACCCGTCTTTATCCAAAATGTTTTTGCTACGCAGCCAATCCATTGATGCACGAGCCATGAGGTCTCTTCCCTGTTGGGTGTCTGACACCAGGATATTCATGTCTCTAAGATTTGCAGCGTTTTTAAATGCTTCGTTAACTACAGCTTCATTGGGGGTTAAAAACTCTCCTGTAGGCCGTTTTGCACCAAGAAGAATAGGTAAATAACGCTCATATGCACCGCCATATATGTCGTTATAGACTTGCTTAAAGTCTGTGTATTCTTTACCCATTTTAGGCACAGCATCAAACAACATTTTTTCTACGTCTTTGTAGACAGCATTAATTTTGTCTAAATCTTTTTGTGCAGCTTGTCTCCCACGCCCCGCAAACTGAGCATCGGTAAAACGCTGAACGGCTAGGTTCCGTGATTGGGTGGCCGCTTGCATTAATTCAATTGCTTCGGGGAAGTTAATATCAACTTGGCCTACTTTTTTAGCGGACGCCATAGCACGGTCTTGCGCCGCTTTTAGCTCTGCGGGGTCAATGTCAAAAGAACGGGCTAATAAAGTAGTTTGTTGGCTTGGTTCTAAATCCGCTAAGCCAGGGCGTTTTTTAGTTCCAGCAGCCGGACGCATTAAAGAGTCAACAATAAATTTAGCGTTGCCTTCTTGCATTTGCACAAACTTTAGATCAGCGTCTATTGCATCTTTTGCAAGTTCAGACGGCGCCAGATAAGGTGCCATAGGCCCGGGGGGACTTTCAGGCCGCCTCTTTTTAGCAAGAATTTCTGCAATTTCTTTTACTAACGCATTTTCAAACGCATCTGTGCCTTTGGCTTGTTGTCTAGTTTTGTAACGTGCCAGTATGTTTGCCAAGTAAGGACTGTATTCTTTAATAGGCCCTGTTAAAACATTGTACTTTGCAGTAATAGCATTAATGTCTTTTTCGATATTAAATGCGGGGAATAAAGACTTGCCATCGTTGTCACGAGTGGGAAGAGGCACGCCGTCCTCATCTGTAAAGTTACGGCGTAATCCCATGCGGTCAGCTACATTTCTTAAATTAAAAAAGGTGCTTTCCCCGCTGCTTAAAATAGTATTACGCAGCTCATTTCCTACTAAGTTCTTATCAATAGAAGAGTAGCGATTAGCAACCCGATCTGCTTCAACCGCTTTCTCTTGCGAGATTTTTTGTATTAAACCGTTTTGCAACTCTTCCGAATCTGTTTTTACTTTAAGAATTGCTTCTTCAATAGGCATGTTTGCTTTAGGAGAGAAGCGCTCAATGATGTTATCAAACTCAGCTAGGTTGCTGGCACGACGGGCAAGCTCTTTTTGTAGCTGCTCTGGGGCCATATTTTTTACTAGATTGCCCTGTTCAATCAAGAACTGAGGCAACATGGTACGCTCGGCGGTGTTTAATCTAACGCCTTGTGCTCCGAGGTCCGTGATTAGTTGTTCTGCTTTTCTGAGTGTTTCTTGGACTTCCCCTTTGCTTAGAGCTTTGCCCACGGCTCGCTCTGCACGGGGGACTAACAGGTTAGCAATTGGTCGGGTAAATGGACCATACTCTCCAGCAATCTCTTTTCCAACTTCACTTAGTTTTTGCTCGGAAGGGCTTACTACTTGTTTTAAGTACCGAGCAGCAATACCACTAGGGCTAACAGTAGAAGCAACTTTAGCTGCGGCAGCTCCTCCGATTGGTGCAACAATAGCTGCGCCAAGTGGGACTAGCTCTTGAGCCAACGGGCCCATCTCTTCTTCTTTTGTGTATTGCTGGGCAAGACCAAACGCACCACCAGAAGTAATGTCTGCCGCTAGGGCTGCTTTTGGGTTCTTACGAATAAAGTCTAGGGTCTCTTTTGCAACCCGTTTTAACACTCCGGCATCGGCAGCAAGTGGGGCAGCTAACTTTTGGCTTGCAGCAGCAAACCCTAAAATACCTGTAATAGGTAAGTTTGCACCAATACCCTCTGCAATAGCACGAGCGTATCGCTCTTCAGAGTTCTTTGGGCCTGTATCGCCTTTATTAAAAATCTTAGTTAAGGTCTGTACATTTTTTTCATCGTACCCCAGTGCTTTACCAATCTGGCGAACAGCAGCATCTGGAAGAGAAAACAAGGCAGCATTAAAGCCATAGCTGGCTTGCTTAGCTAAGTCATACGGATTTCCTGGTATCTCAAACTTTGACTTAGGTACAGGGGCTTCGGTTCTTCCAACAACTGTGCCAGTGTCTAGGTCAATCACTTGACCATCTGGTGTGGTAATTTGAGCCATGCTAGTCCTTCAATGTCGACAACAAAACAGGAGTGGATTTACCGTTAATGTTAATGTAAACCTGAGCATTTGGGTTAACTTGTTTGAGCGACTTCAAATAGGTTAGCTTTTCTTGTGGGATAGGATCAGCAGGCGTGCCAAGGTTTGGCACTTCTAACTGAACGTCTTGGTTAATCCAACCTAATTGAGCTGCAGTATTCAAACGCTGGTTAGCTAACGATGTACGCACAGTCATCATGCGTTTCAAAGCGCTCTGAGAATCAGAGAAGAATGTACCTGGCTTGTCACCTAAAATTGAAGCGGCTGCGTTTTGTTCAGCTACAGCAATATTTCCTGTGTCGCCTGTCCTTGCAATTGCCTTGGTCGCATTATTGATTGCCATGTTAATTTTGGTACGTTGTTGCTCAGTCATGACGTTAGGGTCTAGTGGAGACACAGGAACCAAGATGTTGTTTTTCAAATTAGAGAAAAACGCTTTAGGACCAAATGCGCCTGAGTATTCTTTAATTGCATCATCCATTGCAGCCAACGCAGACTCTTGACGAGATACTTCATTTGCTAAACGCTCACGAGTAGTTTTGTCTTCGTTAAGGGTCTGTGATGCAGGGCTTACACGAGCATACGGAGTGTCAAACCCAACTAAATTACCTTCTTTATTTTTTTGAACCTGCGGTGTAAAGCGGCTGTTCAAGAAGCTATTAACAATTTGTGGGTCAATCCGCATGCCTTTGGGCTGACCTTGCTTGTCTACATAAGAAGTTAATCCTGCGCCACGATCTGTGGGAACTAATTCCCCAGCGCTAACTGCTTTCTTTAAAAGCTCTCGTTGAATTGCAGCAGTAGCCTTATCTTCCGCAGCAATAGTCTGCAAGCCAGAGGTAAGGGCAGCACCACGAATCTGTGTTCTACGAGCTTCTTCTTGTGCAGCCAACTGGCTAAGGCCAGCAGGCATACGCTTGAATGCGTTAGCTAAGGCCATCATGCCTGTACGAGCAGGCTTGGTAGCGTACTCAAGACCAGCATCTGCCAACAATAACAACGCTTGGATTTGCGAGGCTTCTTTGTCCCCGCCCATATACTTCTCAAATATAGGCAGGTTTTCTTTCATGTAATCTTCTAGGCGATTTGTTTTTTCAGCCTTTGTTTGCCTAGTAATAAGCTCTTCTACCGTCTTTGGTGCAGCGGAAGGAGTGGTGTCTGCCACTACTTTACTTGGCGCTGCCTTTTCTTCTGCTACTGGCTCTTTAGGAACTTCTGCTTTTGGAGGAGCTGAATAAACACGATTACCAGCCGCATCTGTGCCAATAACAGCAGGCACATCAGTAGCAGGCATGGCTTCTACACGCTCTCCGCCACCCATGGCGTTTATTACTGCTGCACCCCCTGGGATAGTGGATAACGCACCGATTGCCTTTTGTGAGGCAGGCATATTAGCAATGTAGTTACGTACAGGCTCTGTTGCCATGCCAATCCGTTGCGTAAGCGTAGGATAGGTTAGCTCCATTCCTTCTACTGTTTTAGGACCAAACGTGCCTAATGTAGTACGACTTTGTTGAATGCTAGGTGGCGTTAATACAGGTGCCATCCGGCTACCAATCATTTGATTTGCTGCCTGAGCGTAGGGCTGAATGCGCTGCATTAAGTTTGTAGCCATTCCTGCACCCATGTAATGCTCAGGCAGACCTGTTTTTGGGTTGGTGGTCGAGCCCCCTCCCATCATCGAAAGAACTTGGTGTTGTTGAGGAGTCATATGCGCAACCATCGTATCGCCGTTGCGACCAGCGCCTTGAATGTAATTAGCGCCTGGCTCTAGTTGTCCTGAGTAGCTGACACCTTGGTTATAGTTAGCACCCGACTGAGGTAGGCTTGCAATACCCCCTTTTGCGTACCCTTGTGGTGCCATTGCACCTTGGTACATTGGAGGAGCCATCATGCTCATTGGGCCATAACCAGGGGCGCTATCTACCATGCCACCATAAGCAAACCCTTGTGGTGCTGGCCCTTGATCCGTGGGCATTGGTCCTTGTGGCATTTGGGGAGGAGCAGGAGGCATACCACCACCCATTTGTGGGGGAGGAGGTGGGGCCATAGGCGCTCCACCAGCAGGTAAGCCACTAATTCCAGCAGGAGCTTGTTGCGCTGTAAACTGAGACTGCAACATTGCCAACACTTCAGGAGGCGTCTCCATCGCAACATCTTCGCCTACCATCTCCGCTAATTCTTGATAGCGAGCGTCAACCGAGCGCATGTCGCCCCGTAAATTATTCATTAGAATTTCAGGAGAGCTAGGTGAACGACGGGATACTTCTTCCATCATCTCGTCGTCATTCTCTTCAATATCTTTTGGCTCTTCGTCATCAAACCCTTGCATAATTCCAGAATCGGCTTTGCGAGGCTTGCTTTCCGCTTTAAACATCGCCCGTTCAAATACCTTCGAATCCATACCTTCTCCTTAGAATAATCCTGCTTTTTTAGCGGCTGTGCCTGCTGCTAGACCAGCGATACCTGTTCCAACGGCTTGCTGGAATGCGCTTGGAGTAGGTGCAGTAGCGGCTGAAATAGACTGCTGAGACGATGGTGCACCTTTGTAAATATCTGACAAGAATGCCAAACGTTGATAAGGCTCGTAAGCTTGCTGCAATGCCGCATTGCGTTGTGCATCGTTTTGTTGCTGGGTAAGAGCTTGCTGTTGTTGGCCAATGTTGTACAAGAAGTTAACGTCTTGCTGTCCAAGCTGTTGAGCAGACTGTCCAAGAGCGCCTTGCTGAACACCAAGGTTGCCAAGCTGAGCGCCCATTCCAGAAAGGGACTGAGCCATGTTTTGACCAATTCCATACTGCTGACCAGCCAACGCACCAATTCCTTGAGCTTGATTACCTAATTGCCCAGCAGCGGCTAGTTGTGCCTGTTGCTGTTGTTGAGCAGTACCTAACGCTTGGCCATAGCCTTGTTGCAGTGATTGAGCAATAGCTTGGTTTTGTGTCTGCATTAAATTGCGACCTAACTCAGCACGTTGAATACCTTCCCGTGATCCACCAAACGCACCTGCTCGAACGGCTTGACCCTGCAAAGCTTGCTGTTGCATAGCTGCTTGGCGATTCATTTCCCCTAACTGTTGTTGCAAAACTAAGTTAGAGTAAGGGTTCATGTATTGCTGAATGTCTTGCTGACCAAGCTGTCGGCCAGCGCCCATGGTTCCTTGCACAGCAGCATTTTGTGCAGCCTGCGCTGCTTGGAATTGATTACGAGTGTCTGCACCACGCAATACATCAGCGGCTTCACCAGTAGTAGCAATACCTCTTTCTAAGGCTTGTGTGCCACCATATAAGTAAGGCTGGTAGGCACCAATACCTGAGCGTGCTTGTTCAAAAGCTCTAATTTGGTCTGGGTTAAACCCAGCAATGTTGTACCCTGGTAAATTAACAGCCGTGTCAGTTAAGCCTTTTGCAGACCTTAAAAGGCCTATTTTATAGGCTTCTATCTCGGGGGCTTCCCGGACTATTTGTTCGGTAATTTCAGGCATTAGACTCTACCTCCTGCTTTCTTTTCTAGTGCGTGCATCATACGATATAGTTTTTTTGCACCTTCTCTGCGACTTCCTTTACCTGCACCTTTAACAGCTTTGGCAGTCAATACAAATTCGCCATCAGACAACATCGCTGGAATTGAATCCGAAGTACCTGTCCCAGGGCCATCTATCTTTCCTGTTTTTCTTGGGTAAATACTGGTTATTCCGCCTTTAGCTGCATATACCCTAGGCATAAATGAATAATTATACGGATTATTGTATGGCTGTTGAATGGGCTGATAGTTGGTTGCGGTTGTTGTTCCTGCTGGAGGCGTGTAGGTAGGAACAGCAGAGCGCCCGTACTGAGGTGCTGCTGTGTAAGTTACCGGGGGCATGTTTGGCTGACCAGTATTAAAGTTTGGTATATTGCCTACGATATAGCGAGAAGGATCACGGTCTACTAATGTTTCGCCTGTAACGCTGCGGTCTACTATTCCAGGGGGAGCGGGTTGGGTTGGTGTAAATCCACCCATTAACGCACCACCCGCAAGCACGGTTCCAGCAACAGCAGGAATACTAATGTTTCCTTTACTGTTATAAAAGAACCCTGGATTACTTGGGTCTTTGCTAAATAAGTAATCACTTGCTTTGTCAAAGTAGCTGCCAATTCCTGTGCTGTCAGATTGAGGCACAGATCGTGGCATACCCTGTTCTCTCATCAGATATTCTTCTGCAGTAGGCGACCTGCCACCGTAAGTACCACCAGCTTGAGACTCCACATCTCTTGCGTTTGGTAAAGGAAGTCTTTTATCGGTGTAGGTTACTTCTGTGTTTACATTTCCTGGAATTAACTCTGAGCCTCTTGTTTGAGGTGGGAACCCTGTATCTGGGCCATAGCCACCTACTTCACTTGAAATAGGTGCAAATCCCGTATCAGGGCCATAGCCCCCTACTACATCTGTAGGAGCAGTTAAATTAGTTTGACCACTAGTTAGTGTACTAATACCTTGGCTTGAAGGAGAAACCGCTCCTCCGCTAAGCGGAGCTCTAGTCCCGTCTGCGTTTAATACTTGGCTACTGTCTGTAATTGGAGCAGGAGCTTGCCCTGGGCCCATGGCACTTGCTCCACCAAAAGCGCTTATTCCACCCGCTAATACACCACCTGTCAAAGCAGCCTGACCAATGTTTTGACCGGTTGCTGCCCCGTAGCCAGCACCCATAATGGCACCAGTAGCAGCAGCGTTTAAATAACCACCTGTTCCAGGTAACATGTTAGAGATACTAGGAGCAAATCCCGCTAGGGCTCCAGACGTTGCACCTGCTATTAAAGCTTGTTTAAGATTAGACCCACCAGCTAGTGAAACGGCTGATGCGGCAAGAGCTGCGGGTATTGCTAAAGCAGCAAATCCCGCTGACGCTGGTCCCGCAATTGCTAAACCCGCTGGCCCAAGAGCCGCAGTCAGGGCTACTGTAGCAACAATCCGTCCAACAGGAGAAGAAACTACGGATTTAACAGCATTACCAACGGCCTTAAATGCGCCGCCTACTGCTTTACCAATGCCGCCAAAAACACCACCTCCGCCACCCTTAAATTCCATGATCCCAGTAGCAGGATTAATGGTGCCTGCGCCGCCCATAGACTTAAGCACACGGGCTTCTTGGGGATTAATATGGGCTAAGATGGTGTCGCCACCACGGCCTTTTTGACGTAATGCCTCTGCTGCGCCTGCTAATCCACCTTTTTGAAAGCCTTGGGGCTGTGGCATTTGAGCTCCGCTGCCTTGAGCCCTGTTAAGGGCTTCTTGTACAACAACCATCATAGTGGTCAGGTAGCCACGATCAAATTCTTCAGGGATATCTTCTGGGTCTAATCCAGCTTCTTGGATTAAACGTTGGCGGAGCTGGGGATATTGTTGCTCGTTTTGCAATAAATACTTCAAAACTTCCATTAAAGTTTGGAGTTCTTCTACTGGAAGATTTAAGGAACTAACCATCTGATCCATGGTCTGTTCATAACCACCCATGGCCTCTGGGCCAACTTGCTGCGTTACAGCATTTTTGGTTGAATCTAGGGCTCCCGAAAAAGTTTGCATTTCGGCGTTTTCAGGTGATTGGGGTAGCGTTGCAATGCCTTCTTGAGCCATGGTCAGGGCCTCTCCATAAGCGGTAAATGGTTTGTATAGAATGGTATCATTTTATTGCGTTAAATCATAGAAGGAAATAGAGCCTACGCCATCTCCGTTAGTAGCTCCAGAGACGGTTCTGACCCCTAGGGTGTATATATCACTGACCCCTGCCAAAGATGCGCCTAGCTGTAGGTCAAAGTTGTACCCCGTTGCGGCACTTGTTGCGCTTACCCCCGCACTTCCAGAGGCGGTTACATAGTCAGTTTGCACAATAGTACCTACGTTAGATATAGCTGTAGCCGCTACATCAAACTCCACATTAGCGTCCGTTGGCACAGCAGCAGCCCATGTCGCCCCAGTTAAGGTTGGATTCTTTAATAAAGCCACTTCATAGTTTTGACTGGTTGTTGGCAAAAACTGTACCCGATTAGGTAGGACTACAGCACCCAAAGCAGTTGAAGCCAGCCGTATAGACACTATGGGAAAGAAGGTTGCTGCGGTGGTAATGTTATTAAATATGGTAGTTCGCCTAGCCACGTGGTCAATTGACGTCTGTTCATAGCCCCCAGACGAATACACACTAGAGCAAATCTGTTTCATAGACGAGCTTGAAGCCGTACCAGCCGTATTGCGAATCTCATAGCGAACAGGCAGGATAGCCGTGGTCATATAGACCGTAGTCTGTATGTTGTCGTTATGGATGGTGTGGCATACAACAAATTGACCATCAATAAAAAACCCGCACCGCACATCTCCTACGCCTAACCACTCAAAATCAATAGCCAGAATCTGGGTCTTGGTTACGTCAATAATACGACCGCTAGGTCCTGTTCCATCTAGCCTATCACCATTCCAATTAGCTTGAGTGGTCACCGTATCTACAGGGGCACCGCTGGTATATGAACGTAAAACAAACGACAAGACGCCGTCGTTTTGCTGAAAAAACACCCCGTTTTGGGTATTAAAGTAGCCTACTCGCTGACGTAAACCTGTTTTACCAGCGTTCATAGTAAACGTAGCTAACAACCCAAGACCTTTGCCTGGCTGGTATGGCATTGTTCGATATGACTGACGGACGACTTCAGAACCATTGCTGGTGGTAACGCTTAACTGAACCGTAGACTCATTAGGTAGGTAGGTAGTAGACCCCCCAGTAGCTGTGCTGGTATCAAATTGATTGTCAGCAGCAAAACGATTTTGACTGTCAAATAGCGTATAGGGAGACGCTACGACTAGGCGGTTAAAGGCATCTACGTTAGTAGGGGGAAAAGTTACGTAGGTTGGGTCATTAATTGTTCCGCTCATAGCTTGCACCAATTGTCCTATTGCATTATCTAGCTCATTAAAATAAATTCGTAGCTGGTTTTTAAAAAGTTCTTGTTGCTGCTGGTTATAGTCTGGTCTTGCAACAATTAAGTTAGGAGCCTTGGTCGGGCGAATAGTAAGCGACGAAGCCATTATCTGCGTCCATCGGGTCTGATATCTATTCTAGGGCTACCAAGCTGCCATTGCACGCCAAGTCCTGTAGAGTCAATCCTAAATGCCATTTGGCGGCCACGAATACGGGTATATACCTGACCGGTATACTCTTCCACAGGGAAAGAAGCCGTTCGGGTCACTGTGGGGTTGTTTGACGTGCCATAGGGAGTTCCAGAATTAACCCTAGGTTTAACTGTCAAGGTGACTTGTGGGTTGGCTGCCGTAGACCCAGCAAAAGTCAAGTCAGGCAAAATACGCCATACAAAACCAAAGTTATGCCCGTCACCAATGTCAAAGTCAGAGGTTTGTATATGAGCCGCAATTGGCTGTGGAGTGGCACCTGCTTCGTCGTCCACAGAGGCTTCATGGTACAAAAGGCGACCATTATAGTCCGCAGCAAAGGGGTACTCACGTAATCCAGAGTGTAGCCATGCAGTACGTCCCATAGTGCCGTAATACCAGCTACCTTCAATAATATTGTAGATTACATAGCTGTCAATTATGTCTGACCCAGTAGATGGGTAGAACCACCAGATTTCATTAAACTCTTCGTTGTAGCCTGTATGGCACTGCCATGCTTGAGCTTTATTTAAGCGACCAAAAACAAACGATCTTAGTGAGCAAGGCAAGGTTTGCACTCGGCCATCATAGAAATAAAACTTGTCGCTACCCATCCAGTATGTAATGTTGTTTGCTGTAATTACAGTATTTGGTCCAAGTAAAGTAACGTTGTCTTGGATAATGTTAAAGCCCCAGACAAAGGGTGGTCCAAGGTATTGCATGGAATAGATTGCTGAATCTGTCCAAACTAAGATTTCTTGGCGGGTGTTTCTAGCAGCTAGGATAAACGAACCATTACTTAATCTAAATTCTCCAGCTTGGTTGGTTGCTGCTGGAACCCATTGATAAGGGTTTTCTTGGTCTGACCAACGCACCAGCATTGGGTCAAAAGTTGTGTTTGCATTATCTGGGTCATAGCTATTTGAGCCAAAACAGATAACAAACCGCTGAATAGCTGAAGCTACAATCTGGTTAGTCTGGGTAGGAACAAACTGACCCAAATAACCCTCAGTTGTAGATTTACTAGAAAGGCTCACCGCACGAGTGGTTGTTCCGGTAGTAGCGTCCCAATAATAAGGAACGCTTCCCCGAGGAGCGATGAGCAGGTCTTCGCCGTAGTTGTCGTTTGTCCAAAGGCGTAGCTGCTCACCCGCCGTTAGCTGGGCGCCAGAGCCCCAGGTTAGGCGGCTCCAAAAACTTGCTCCCCAGCCGTTGCCACCCACATACTTGTCTAAGCCTACGTTGATCTGGTAGCTTGCAACTACGGCATTCCCGCCTCCCCCGGTGTCTCCAGCGCTTGCTAATACAGGGGCTCCTGGAGTTGCGACAGACGATACGGCTCGTGCTTGGATGCTATATTGATTGCTATCAATAAAAGTAATTTGGTACTCTTGGTTTAGGATGGCTGCAGTAATATTGCCACCAAGGCTTGTTGCTCCACTAAACGTAACAAAGTCATTGTTTGTAGCCCCGTGGCCAATGTCCGTTACTACAATCGTAGCAGACCCGGCTGTTGCAGCAAAAGGGTTTCCTGTAGCAGGGGGCTGAGGTCCCAACATGGGACTAACTGTTGTACGGATTGGGGTAATGTCGTTGTAGCCACCACCCTTTTCAATGTAATACTTTAGGTTTGTACCAACTCCAACTAGGTTATCGCCGTTAAGCGTGACCCAATTCCACAGCGCTCTACAAGTTCCAAGGAAATTAATTGGAGATAGTTGAATCCAGCCACCAATTTTTTGGGGCATATTTGCACGAAAGCGAATCTTGTCGCACTCAAAATAACCACCCTCACCCGTGTAGTTAGTGACTTCCTTGTTAATTCCAGGGCGAAACTGTAACTTAGATAGTGGCATTTGCCATCCTTAAGGCTTCATCTTTTACTTCGTTTACACGGCGTTCCCAGCCTTTGCCAAACGTTTCAAAGGTCTTAAGTGATTTTAAGAAGTCTAAGCGTTTTTCACAATACTCTTTAACCAAGGTGTTAGATACGTCCCCTTGGAATTGATTTACGGCAGCCATAGTAAGGCTGCCAAAACCACCGTCAGGATTAACCCCAACACAACTCTGTAAAAACTTAATAGCACGCCCTGCCCCTGAGTTAACAGCGCAGTCAAAAACAGCATAGTCAAGACCAGATACAAGCTCATCAGCTCGGCAAGCATCCCAATATTTCTTTCTATATAACGGTGCTACGGCTTCGGGAGTAAGCTCTCGCATTGTTTTTTCAGTAACTTCATGCCCTACCCACGCTTCGTAAACCGCCTTGGTAACTCCAAGGTTAGTCATGCCACCTGGGTCTTGAGGGTGATTTACGAAGCCTCCCTCGTGTTTTAACAGGTTTTTTAGGCAACTCTCAAAATTATTTTGCATCTTTTTTAGCTTTCATGTCCATAATCTTTTCTAAGGTCCTGCCGCCAAAATAAAACGACATAATCAACATGCCCCATTGTCCAAGTAATTCTACATACTTCTCGTTGGCGTTGGAGCCAAAAGCAGACATCATGGCAAAAATAAAGTAGGCACCCAGAATAAAGATTAAGGTCATAGGACGGATATTCTTGGATAGCCAAGAGTCGCTGCCCATATCCGCTTCTTGGCGCTTGGTCAGTTCTTGGGCTTCAATGTTATCGGCATTAAGTTCAGCTAGGCGCCCTTCTTGTTGCATCTTAAGAAGTTCTTGTTGAGCTTTGGCCTTTGCTTCTGGATCGGGGATAAACTTATCTAAGATTTTCATCCCAACGTCTACGATTGCGGTCAATGGAAACATTATTTACTCCCCCATACGATATACCATGAAATCCAAGCAGCTACTAAAAAACACCAAAACTGCACCCACCTTACTTTTGACAGCTCGGCATCAAAGTATTCTTTGTCTGCCTTTTCTATTTTTTCTATGTCATTCTTAATCTGAATGACTTTATCCCATTCTTTAGTACCAAACTTTTTAATAAACTCTACCCGTAATTTATACTCCTCATCCGATATTTCCTTACGGTGTCGGTACTCCTCAAGGGCTTTAAATATTGCCCGTTCCTTCTTAAACTCTGCTTCTCTGCGCTCACGGATTCTTGCATTTGCCCGTTCTTTTGCTACATCGACTGCTTCCTTTTGAACATCCTCGATGTTCTTGGCGATCTCTTTACCAGCTTCTCGCCCGGTTTTAAATCCTTCGCTGATGCCCTTGGCACCAGCCGCCAATCCAAGTTCGTCTGCCATATCCCAATTTAAAATACCTCATTAAATAGGGGGCGAACCCCCTCGGTTACTGCACTGTCTGTTCTTTGGTTAACGAATCCTTGAGCATCTTGAAGAAGGCTTGTTTACCGACCTGTAGTTGGTCTAAGTTGAACTGTGCCGAGCTAATCTTACGGTCTAAGTCCAAGCAGTGGTTAAACAAGACTTGTTGCTCTTGGGTTAAGTCTTCCAAGTTGTAATCAACGTTGTCGATGGTAATGGGGGTTGTTTTTTTCTCGCCCATGTCGTTCTCCTAAAATGCTAACAAAGAAAGGCTGTTAGCTTGCCCAAGGTGTACCTGATTCCACTACTGGGTTCTTTTGTAGGGCGATATTGGCTGCCAAAGACTCCTCTACAGCGTTTTTATCGACACCGCCAGCCCAACACCAATCTAAAACCTCTTGCATTGTTACTTGTGCGTAAGGGATTGTTGGTGTGCCACTAAAGCCACAAGTGCCATATACCGATGCACTATATTCGCCATCGACTTCTGTGCAAGTCCAATGAGCCGTAGTTATAAAACCATTTGCGGTTTCGTAGTCTGTTTGGGTAATGTTCCATGTTGCCATTTTATTTTCCTTCTAACGCATTTAAGCGTGTTGTTAAGTTTTCAATAAGGGCTTGTTGTTCTTGCATAGCTTTAATAAGCATTGGTACAAATACAGAATATTTAACTTGTTTAGTAGTCGTACCTAAATAGTTACCTTCTCTATCTTTGTCTGCGGTTTCTTCTACTAGCCCAGCAAATACTTCTTCAAGTTCCTGCGCTACTACACCAATTTGTTTGTGGTCAGGGTCAGATTTAAGGTTGTATTGACGAACTTTGACTTTGCACAAATCTTCAAGTTTAGGGCTTGCATCGACAATGTTTTCTTTTAATTTAACATCAGAAATAGCACCATAGCTATTGTTTGTATTTGTTACATTTCCTGAATCGGCTACTTGAAATTTATATGCGCCAGCACCGTTGTTGTAATAAGCAATCGCATAAAAAGCATTATTTGTAGTGTTTCTGTTTGCATCAACATATAGAACGCCACCAGCAGTTAAACTTCCATTTGTATTTCTTACAATTAAACTTGTATTATCTCCGTCAGAAATCATTTCATGGTAAATGCCTGTAGGACTTACATATACTCCAGTATTACTTGCTTTTAAATAACCATCAGAGGTAATACGCATACGCTCTGCAAGGCTACTATTGTATGTGGAGAAACTTAAACTATATTTATTGCTTGCTTCAAAAAATTGTTGTATTTGAGCAACCGTAGTTAATGAACCTCCGTTAGTTGGAATGTTTCTAAAATTAATAGAACTGCCATATCCCCAGCTGTTACTGTTGGAAATATCAATACCATTTGTATAACTATTTGATTTAACATCAACAGTTAAAGTAGTAGTTGGGCTTGATGTATTAATACCAATTGAACCACCAGAAAGAATACGCATCCGTTCTGAGTTATTGGTATAAAAAATTAAAGGTGTAGAAACAGTAGAACCAAA